CTATGCCAATCGTCTGGTCACACTGGACATCATAACTAAAAAATACGAAATTTTAGATTATGATCACGTGTCTAACTATAAAGAATATAAACATCTGGAGGACATCACACCCTCGGGCAGTCGAGCGCCCTTCGAAGACAGTGCCCTGCGCGGACCCAGCAGTCTGGTGCAGTTTTATCCCAAGCATGAAAAACTCTACAGCGATCTGGAAACCAATGCCAACGACATCATTGATAAAACTCTGCCACGTCGAGTCAGCACCATCAACGAACTAGGCAATTTTAAAATTGTCATAACTGTGCCGGGACGTTGTGATGCCGAGGTAGGATCCATAGTTCATCTATACTATCCTGATGCAGCACCCAGAGATCAGAGCGACAAGGCCAAGCGTGGCGAAGATCCACTGTACAGCGGCTTTTATCTGGTCACAGCTGTACGACACAAGATAACTCTGCTTAAACACATGATGATCATGGAATTGGTTAAAGATTCATATCGCAAGGAAAATACATGAACGATAATATTTTTGGACGTGACGGGTTTTATTGGTGGATTGGTGTGGTAGAGGATCGCGACGATCCAGAAAAGATTGGACGTTGCCGCGTACGCATTCTGGGTTATCACATTGACAACAAGGAAGTGCTGCCCACAGGTGATCTGCCCTGGGCTGTACCCATGCAGAGCATCACCAGCGCAGGCATCAGTGGCAAAGGAGCTGCACCTGTAGGACCCTTGGAGGGTAGCTGGGTCGTGGGCTTCTTCATGGATGGCAAGGATAAACAACAGCCCATGATCCTGGGCACCATGGGTGGATTGCCCGACAAGACTCGAGCCTGTGGTGCACAGGAATCCAATCAATCACAAAGTGATGCCGGAGTATTACGAGACGGCAGTGGTAACATTGTTACTGATGGCAGCGGCAATCCTGTGCGCACCGACCAATCGGGTTCAACCACGGCCACACCAGTACCCAAGAATCAGAAGATTCAGGAAAATCTGGAAAAGGTTGTCATAGCCTGTAAACAACAGGGCATAACCGATCATAAATTTGTGGCTGCAGTGCTGGCCAATGTGCTCAAGGAATGTGGTGGCATCACCAAGTCAGAATACAGTTATCGCAACACCGATGTGGCTCGTCTGCGCACAGTATTTGGTCGCAGATTGTCTCCATATTCAGATGCTGAACTGGAAAGAATTAAAACCAATGACGTAGAATTCTATGACATCATCTATGGCTACAAGTCTGGTGACACTGGTGCCAACTTTGGTCACACCCAGCCTGGCGATGGTTTCAAGTATCGTGGTCGTGGTTTTATTCAGTTCACTGGCAAAAATCTGTACAGAAGACTGAGCCAGATGGCCTTCAAGGATGAAAGATTTGTGAACAATCCAGATCTGTTGAACGATCCTGAAAATGCTGCGCAGGCTACTGCAGCGTTCATGAAAATCAGCATACAGGCCGGCACGGCCATGCGCAACACTGGCATTAATTATCCTGGAGCGTCACAGAATGATGCCAACATATTGGCAACCAGCATGGTGGCCGGCGGTGGTGATATTCGCCGCAAAGGCAACATCGGCGCAGAAATCCTGAACAAAGTCAATGGCTATGCTGCCAACTTTACTCCAGGTGCCAAGCCCGGTGGTGATCGCGTAGCCGAGCTGCTGGGACAGCCTGTGGTTATACCGCCCAGTCAGACTGGACCCAATACGGCTCAGCCCAACCCTCAGACTACACCTCCCACAGAAAGTTTAAACGATCCCCGTCTGGGCAACCCACCGGCATTCTCAGATCCCAACAGTGTATATCCCAAGTGTGAATATACTGATAGACCCGACACCAATAAACTGGCCACAGGCGACACCGAGGGTACCCTGGTGGATGCCAAGAATCGTAATCGCACAGAAAGCATCGGCAAGGCCAACGGAGGCAGCTGGAATGAACCGGGTTCGGCCTACTGTGCCCGTTATCCACATAATCATGTCATAGAAGGTGAAAGCGGTCATGTCATAGAAATGGACAACACACCAGAGCGTGAAAGACTACATCTTTATCATCGTGCCGGCACCTATGTAGAGATTGATCAAAACGGTACCTGGCATCAGCATGTACAGGGTGATCATTTTGGCATCTATGTTCGCAACAATCATGTCTACATCAAAGGTGACTATGACGTCACCGTGGATAATGCCACGCGTGTGCTGGCTCGTGATGTGCTGGAAATGGAAGTCTGGGGCAAGACCACCATCAATGTCAAGAACGATGCCGACATCAACGTAGCCGGCAATCTTAAGACTCGCGCCAAGAACATCTATCTGGAGGCCGAGAACGACGTACATATCAAGGCCGGTGGCAGCATGTATCACCAGGCCAGTGCCAGCATGAACATCAAGTCTGGTGGCGCCATGGGGCTGGATGGCAGCACCATAGATCTCAACAGTGGTGCGGCAGCCTCGGCCACGGGTACAGGACTCAGCGCTCTGGAAACTGCCAACCCCACCAACAGTCCTATAACTGATCTGGATCGTGCAGCCTGTGACAAAACCGTGGAAGAGCGCAGCACTGGCGACGGTGGCGAAGATCCCAAGAAGCAGGAAAAGGATGTGGCTGAAGGCAGAAAGACTCAGGAAGAAGTAGACCGTGGCAAGGAAATTGCCAAGGCTGGTTGCAAGAGATCCGACACCAAACCTCCCATCATTGTTGCACCCACAGCCTACAAGACCGGTGAATTCCTAAACTTCAAAGAAACACCCATGACCATACAGCTCAGTGCCAACTTTAAACTGGGCGATGTTGTGCTGTGTGGCAGCAGTTCTGCTGGACAAAACAAGGCCTTCTGGGCATCCAGTCAGACCAGTGCCAATGGGTTGACCAAGGCCGAGCTGCTGGACAATCTGCGTGGTCTGTGTGTCAATGTTCTAGAACCCATCAAGAAAAGATTCCCTCAGATGAAGCTCACCAGTTCGCTGAGATTTGGTAAAAATGAAGCTCAGCATGGCATGGGCCTGGCCGCGGACATGCAGTTCGGCGGTGGCCTGGCCGCACCAGTATTGTATGATGCCGCGCTGTGGATACGTGACAATGTAGCCTATGATCAACTGTTGTTGGAGTATGGAACCTTTGGTGGTGTGTTCCAAGGTTGGGTACACGCCAGCTTCAATCCACAGGGTAACCGTCCTGTGAGTGGGCGAGGCGGGTATCCCAAGGTGGCTACCTTCATGGATCATAGCATTGCACGTGGACCCAACAATGAATTGAAACTTTACCTCTGTGACCTGAGCCGATGAAATCAGAATTTATACTTTTAGTCGATGGTGAACTGCGTACCTACGAACACTGGGAAGACATACCAGAAAAATTTGATCACGTGATCAAATTCAACCCCTACATGCCTGAGCCTCCGCACACCGAGGAACAGCATGCCGAGATTGAAAGCTGGTATCCCAGATTTGAAGAACTCATGCGCCGCGAACGCGGTCAACACTAGGAGACAACATGCCTGCTGCTACCCGAGTTGGTGATGCCGACGTTGCACATTGTTCGGGCATGACACGCGCCCAGGGCTCGCCTAATGTACGTGTCAACGGTAAACCCTGGAGCCGTCAGGGAGATCTTAATACTTCACATCTGCTGCCGGGCTCGCCCTGTCCTGGTCATGCTGCGCCCATCAGCGCAGGATCGGCTACAGTGCGCGTCAACGGCAAGGGTGCAGGACGTGTAGGCGATGCCATAACAGCCTGCACAGCAGTAGCAGAAGGTTCTGCAAATGTGTTCTGCGGAGGATAAATAATAAAATGACTCGACGATCACGCAACTTTTCAGACCTGGATGCAACGTTTGCCATAACGCCGCGCACTCGCGACGTGGCTGCCAAGACTGACGACAATGCCATACGCACTGCGCTGCGTAACTTAATTCATACCCGACACTACGAGCGACCCTTTGCTCCCGAGCTAGGGTGTCAGATTCACAACCTATTATTTGAGCCCGGCGATGTGCTGAGTCGCACCATAGCCGAACGAGCCATACGCGATGCCATAACTAAATTCGAGCCTCGTGTACAGCTTGACAATGTTGAAGTTTATACTACTGATGCCAATGAAATGTTCATACAGATAGAGTATAAAATACGCAACACCAATCAGCCCGGGGTCTTCTCCACTACATTTACCAGAGTACGATAATGGCCAACATCAGAGTAACCGAACTAGACTTCGACACCATCAAGGAAAATTTCAAGGATTTTCTGAGATCACAATCAGCGTTTACTGACTATGATTTTGATGCCAGTAACCTGAGTGTGCTCATGGATCTGCTGGCCTATAACACGCACTACAATGCAGTATTGGCCAACATGGTCAGCAATGAAATGTTCATTGATACTGCGCTGAAGCGCGGCAGTGTGGTGAGCCTGGCCAAGCAGCTCAGCTATGTACCACGCAGTACTCGCAGTGCTGAAGCTTTGGTGAACATTAGCCTGCAGAATGTACCCAGCACACCGCCATTCATTACTCTGGAACGCTACAAGTTATTCAACACCATAGTAGATGGTACAACACTGACTTTCTACAATGCCGATGCCTATGTTGCCAC